AGAGAGGGGAACATGATTCACACAACCACGGTAGGTAGACACATTTTTTACAAACGAAAAGGTATGGAGAGTTAATGAATACGAAAAACATAGACTTATTTAAGTTAGATTCCACATTTATTATTTGCTTAACTTTGGTTCTTCTAGCATCAGTTGTAGGACTAGGATATTACTATGTGACTGATAGAACATTGATGGCAAAAAATATTGATTCCGCAATTGCAAAAGGAATCGACCCACTATCAGTAAGATGCTCATATGCAAGCAGCAATGATTTGATTTGTGTTGCATTTGCCGCTTCGGCACAATCACACAATGTAGCGTCAACCGCTAAAAAATAATTTTAACAGGAGTATATTATGGCAGTTCAACAGTTGACTATTAACCAACTTTCTCAACCAGACCGTGAGAAGTTATTTAAGATTATTAGAGAATGTTCCGATTCGTTAACTCGTATCGATGGTGAACAAGATTTCATTCGTGAGAGCATTACGGAGACATCCAAACAAATGCAATTACCTAAGAAATTGGTTGCGAAGTTAGTTAAGGTTTATCACAAACAGAACTTTGATGAAGAAGTTGCTGTGCATGAACAATTTGAAACACTTTACGAATCGGTGATAAAATGAAATATATTTTTAAACAAATAGACGATATCTCTCGTAATAGTGCAGAGACAACAGTTGAATTTAGTGCAGATACACTTTCAGATGTTTTACAACAATTTGAATTGTTTGTTCGTGGTTGTGGATTTTTTCCACCAGAAGGTAATTTAGATTATGTAAATGATTTTGAAGAACCACCCGAGTGGCACAATGAAGAATTTGAAACACCACAAGAACCTGTGCATGATTGGTCAACACCTAAGTTTGATCCTGCACAAGAATTATATGATGAGATGGATTACGGTGTTTCTAAACCGAAAAATACATCACCTTGGGACTGGACTGTAAATGAATTGATGAAAGGTCCTATTACAACCAAAGATGTTGAAGTGAATTTTGCACCAACTGGCGCAGATTATACTATGAACTATGGTGCGGGTCAACCTAGCATTTTTGTTCCCGCAGGTATTGATACAATTACACTCACTGGTATACAAGGTCTACAAGGTAGTGTAGGAATCAGTTGTGAACTTTGTGGACTTCCAAAAAATGTAATGAAGTCGCACAATTGTTATGATGATAATTGTCCGAAAGGCACTTGGAAATAATGCCAACAAAAGACGAAATGGCTAAGTTTGCTAAATCAATCGAAGAATTAGTTGCAAATACTGATTACAACTATATCGAAGCGATTGTTGAACATTGTAAACAAACAGGTCTTGAAATTGAAGTGGCAGCAACATTAGTGAATTCCAATTTAAAATCGAAACTTGAGGGCAATGCAATGGACAATAATATGTTGAAAGAAAAAGGTTCTCGTTTACCATTATGACAGGATATGAAGCGTTTAGTCTGTACCAATCACTAAAACTTCATTTCTCACAAGATTCATATGATTTTTTCAAATACAATGGTAAGTCTAATATTAGTGTTACCACATTTGAGAATCGTAAAGACAAGTACCATTTTTACAAACTATCTCGCAAATATACCGATAAAGAAGATTTGATTACCTTTATCGTATCTAACTTTGTGGTTGATGATAAGGCGTGGGTTGGAGACTTGTTGACAGAAGATGCTGAGATAAGATACAAACACAGAAAGAAAGTTCTCCAAAGTCTTTCCTATGTGTTTGAGAATGATTGTAAGACGATATTTGAAGGTTGTGATGATCCAAATTCGGTACTGAAAACTGAAGGTGATTACCCGGTATTATTAACAAAGGCATTACGCAGAGAAGTTGAAATTGAAACTCTATGCATACTTGCCAAGATACTTGGTTTTATTCCTATGTGGGATAAAAAGATTACTGATACAATTCGTTGGCCAGACTACCGAAAAAAGATTATCAAGTATGCCTCATTTCTACCAAATGATGTAGTAAAATACAAACTGTTATTGAAAAAGATTATTTGAGGTTGAGTAATGAAAAAGATTTATTTGGATATGGATGGCGTCTTGTGTGATTTCGAAGGAGGTTTCTCTGGACATTATGGACCAGAGACTTTGAAAAACCGTGATAAGAAACTATGGACTAATGAATGGCCAGACTTCATTTTAGAGAAGCGAGGTTTTGAATTTCTCTCATGGTGGCCAGGTGGTCAAGAATTGATTGCATTTGTAAAATCAATTCCTAATATTGAAATTGAGATTCTTACTTCTTCTGGTGGTGAAAAATATCATACAGAAGTTGAAGAACAAAAAAGAATTTGGTTGAAGAAACAAGGAATTGCTTTTAAACCAAATGTGGTGCCTGGTCGTAAGCATAAGAAAGATTATGCAGGCGAAGGCATCGTATTGATAGATGATACTTTGGATGTTATTCAGGCATTCAACAAAGCAGGTGGTATCGGTATTCATCACAAGGATATCGGCGATACTATTGAGAAGTTGAAAGTTTTGCTTGCATGATGACTAAATATCTGATATATTATGAATATGTGGATAAGTTGTTTATACACCGTTAATACTCCGTTTATACGAAAGGAAATACTATGAGTAGTTTTGCAAACCTTAAGCGCAATCGTTCCGATTTGGACAAACTCACCAAAGCGATTGAAGCTTCTACCCAGTCTAATGCAGAGGCTGGTTCAAAAGATGACACCCGATTCTGGCAACCCGAAGTAGATAAAGCAGGTAATGGCATGGCCGTTATTCGTTTTCTACCCGCACCTGCCGCTGATGGTGATGATGCCCTTCCTTGGGTTCGTGTATTCTCACACGGCTTTCAAGGACCAGGCGGTTGGTTCATTGATAACTGTCTCACAACTCTAAATGACAAGTGTCCAGTTTGTGAACACAACAATACATTATGGAATTCTGGCATCGAAGCAAACAAAGATATTGCTCGTAAACAGAAACGCAAACTTTCTTACATTGCCAATATCTTGGTCATTTCTGACCCAAGCAATCCATCAAACGAAGGTCAAATCAAACTGTTTAAGTTTGGTAAGAAAATCTTTGATAAGATTACAGAAGCAATGAACCCTGAGTTTGCTGATGAGAAAGCAATCAACCCATTTGATATGTGGGAAGGTGCTAACTTCAAGTTGAAGATTCGTAATGTTGAAGGTTATCGTAATTATGATAAATCAGAGTTCGCTGACCAGTCTGCTCTGTTTGATGGCGATGATGCCAAACTTGAAGATTTGTGGAAGCGTGAATTTGGCATTAAAGAGTTTTCTGAGAAGAAACAATTTAAGTCATATGAGCAGTTGAAAACACGCCTTGATAAAGTTCTTGGATTCGATGGCGCACCTGCTGCACCTAGAACCAAAGCAACTGACAATGTTGTTTCTTCATTCAAAGATGATGATGTATCTGTAATTGACAAAGCAATTTCAGAAGATGACGAAGATTTAGATTATTTTAAGTCTTTAGCAGAAACAAAGTAATTAACTAGTCCTTTAATTACTTGACCCGGCTTTATGCCGGGTTTTTTTATGTCGCTCTGGCAGCGAGATTAGTTGCCGTATCTTTCGGTGCAGGCGCTTGGGCCACTTGCGTATTGTTCACAACTTTATTATTAGTGGTTGGTGCATTAACCACAATTGGTGTTGTTGGTTTTTGTTGTTGTCTTTGTTCAGAGGCAACAGCAGAGGAACTTGAGGCAACTTGCGTACCACTAGCACCACTTGACATTGAGGCGTAAATTTGTTGAGATGATGCTTCTCGTTCTGCCGCTTTCTTACCAGTTGGATCGGCAAATGCGATTGCTTTATTCACCTTTGACATACTTTCTACATCGTCCGGTTTTAACCTCTTATAACTCAATAAGAACCATGGAATTGCTTTAGCGGCAACTTCAGGAGAATTTAATGAATCTGGATTACTTAAAACATCAACACCTGCAAATTTAGAAATGGCAGCATATTGGTTTTTACCCGTATGTTGAATAAACCCACGACCACGATATTTGAAACCATCACCTGGTGCGGAATTACCATCAGTTGTTTTATAAACTTGGTTTGCTAATCCTTCGGGATTGTTAACAAGTGGTTGTGCAAATTCAACTGAAGGAATTCTTCTTTTTCCGAAAACATCTTGAATTCTTTGTGCAGAAGAATATTTTAAATTTTCACTTTGCACTTTAAAATTAGATTCTGCTTTTACTGTCGCCAAAACATTTGCATGAGCTTTAGGTGATGTAACACCAGATTCATTCAAAGATTTTACGATTGTTGCTTGAACACCAGAAACTTCTAAAGGTTTCTCTCCTTCTTTTTTTGTTGGTGTTGGTGCAGGAGTTGGAGCAGTGGTTGGTGCTGCCGCAGGTTTTGGCGGCGCAGGTACTTCTTTACCTGAAGGAGTTGTAACTGGATAGACAACTGGTGGAGGAATACCTCTTGCCGCCAATCTTTTATTCTCGGCGTCAACCTCTTCTTTGGTCATTGGTACAAACTGACCTTTTTCGTCTAATTTTAACCTTTGTGTGGGTTGACCAGGTTTAGGTTTTTCTTCTTCTTTTTTCTTTCCAAAACCTAATTTTTCGGCAATGGCATCCTTAACAGACTTTAATTTTGCGGTTGCCTTATCATATGCTTCAGTTACAAATCTAAGGTTCTCTTTTAAGATATTGATATACTCAGTTATCTTATCAATAACACCCTTAATAAAGGCAAATGTTTGTGGAAATTCTTGAGCAAATAAATCTATTTTTTCACCAAACCAATTACTAATTGCATCAACAACTTTTTTAACTGCATCAATAATTGGTTGAATAATCTCTTTTACTTTATCAATGATGGGTTGAACTACATCATTAAACCATTTTTTGA